GTTGATTTGACAGCCAATCATGCTTTGGCATCAGGTTTAAGCATTCAATCGCGCACAGGCGATGTCCGAAACAACATCACGATTCAATACGGCCAAAATAGTAACAATGAAACCGATGCCAGCGATGCAGCCTCAATTGCGCTTTATGGCGAATTATCTCAAATCTTTACAACCACATTGCGACACCTGCACGATGCCGAAGATCAAGCAGATTTCTATCTAGCTCTTAGAGCTTATCCACGCTTTAATTTTAATAATATAACTTATGAGCTAACCAATCCAGAACTGGATGATGCTGACCGCGATGATCTCATTAATGTCTTTATGGGTATGCCGGTCAATGTGGCGGATTTGCCACTTAACATGAATTCTGGAGATTATTTGGGTTTCGTTGAAGGCTGGACATTTTCTGCCCGGTATAATCAGGTCAGCGTTTCCATGATTTTGTCACCGATTGCTTTCTCATTGCAAGCCATGCGATGGAACGATGTGCCGGTGGTAGAGCAATGGAACACAGTCAATCCAACTCTGGATTGGATCAATGCCACGATTGTGGCGTAAGGAGAAAAAATGAGCAATCCAACAAGCAATTTTGGTTGGCAGATGCCAACGGCCACAGATTTGGTTACGGATTTACCAGCTGATTTTGAGGTATTTGGTCAAGCTGTTGATACCGACTTTGTTGATTTACTTGGTGGCACAACTGGTCAAGTCTTATCCAAAGCATCTGGCACAGATTTAGATTTCGCATGGGTTGATCCCGATGTGATTCCATCAACCTATTCAGCCAAAACTGCCTCATACACATTTGCATCAGGCGATGAAGGCAACATCTTCTCGATGAATAATGCTGCAACACAACAATTTAACATTCCAACAGATGCAACTTTTAACTTTGCCGTAGGCACAGAAATAAATGTGTTTTGGATTACTGGAGCAGGTCAGCCGACAATTGGCGCAGTTACACCGGGAACAACAACAGTTATTTCAACAGGTGCAACAAGTGCAACGCCTAAATTGAGAGTGGTTAATTCTGGTGCAACCTGCAAAAAATTGGCTGCAAATTCTTGGATTATTTTTGGAGATTTAGCATAATGACACCAATGTTGGGGATTATGGCAAGTGGTATGAGCGGGAACGCAGCACCCGCTTGGGGCAAAGACTTTACATCTCGAACCTCCATGCCGTCAGCTGCTCTTTGGTATTGCGCAGCTTGGAATGGATCGCGTTGGGTTGCAGTCGCTCAAACTGATCCCGCAGGAACAACGACAACAAAAACCGCTTGGTCTAGTGATGCAATCACATGGAATGCAGTCGCAACAGGCGTAGCATCACGCAATCAAAACATCGTTTGGGACGGCACTTATTTTGTTGTTACCGGTAACAGTAGTGATGAATTTTATTCAACAAATGGTGCAAGTTGGACGCTTGCTACGGGAGCAACGACTCAGCAAAACTTTATCCATAGTGCAACAAATGGGGCTGGAACAACAGTAGCAGTTGCTTACACAACAGGTGGAAACAATCTTAAATACTCAACGACCGGCACATCTTGGACACAAATTACCATTGGAAGCAGCCAGAGACTCAACTCAATTGCTTACGGCAATGCCACTTTTGTGGTTAGTTTAGGTGCTACAGGCAATAGTGTTTATACATCAACAGATGGTATTTCTTGGACTTTGCAAAGCGGTGTCTTACCAGCCACTCAATCCTTTGCACTAGTTTATGGAACAAAGTTTATTGCAATGCCGTACGGAACAACAACAGGTGGATATTCAAGCAATGGCACATCTTGGACATCAATGACAGTACCTGCTGGAAGTTACAATCAAATTGGTTATAGCGGTGGAGTGTATTTAGCTGCCTCCTATGGCACAACCGATGCAATTAGTTCAACAGACGGAATTTCTTGGACTGCTAGAACATTGTCATCTGCACTAACCATTGTAAATGTCAATGGTGGAAATAATAGCTTTGTGCTAATGCCAGGAGACACCGATACCAATGAATACATTACGAGCCCATAAGGATAAATATGAGATATGAAATTAATCCAATCACTTTTGGAGTAACAGTATTTGATGCTGAAGAAGTGCCATTTTTAGTCCAACCGGACTATCCAAACTACGACAAATTTGATTCAATTGAAGAAGCCACTATTTGGGCTGAAGCATTCATTGAGGCACAGAAGCCAGATTCGCTTTATTATGCTCCTACGGGCAAGAACATCGCTGCTCATTTGAAGCCAACTCAAGCTGAGCTTGATGCAATTATTTTGAAAAGATTTGGTGATGAATAATTTTCCACAAGGTACATTGCCGCGTTTAATCCAAGTTGCGCTTGCCGAGGTTGGCACAGCTGAGACTGGAAACAACGAGACAAAGTATGGCAAACACATGAAAGCCGACAAGCTGCCATGGTGTGGGTCATTTCTTAATTGGTGCGCGGATCAAGCTGGTGTGAAAGTGCCAAATGTGGTTAGCACCAAAGCCGGAGCCGAAGCGTTTAAGAAAAACAAGCAATGGCACGAAACACCAAAGATTGGCGATTTTGTTTTCTTTGATTTCATCATTGATGACAAGGTTACAATCAATCACATTGGTTTGGTCATTCGCTGTTCGGAAAAACAGATTGTGACTATTGAAGGCAACACATCAGGCGGTGGGGATCAGCGCAATGGTGGAGAGGTAATGGTGAAATCAAGAACTTTGGGAGCAAGGTCATTTGTTGTTGGCTACGGCCGACCAACTTATGGCGCGTTTTCGGGTGATTTGCCCGACCGACCAAAAGGAGAAAAATAATGGATCAAGCAAAAGCAATGCTGGCATCATGGGCTAGAAGCTCGGTTGCTGGAATGTTGGCCGTCTATATGACTGGCAATACAAACCCAAAAGATTTAGCAATGGGCTTAGTCGCTGGATTAGTACCAATGCTTGCGCGTTGGGCAAATCCAAATGATGTGGCATTCGGTAACAAAAAGTGAGTGTAGGCGAATGGACGGCGGTCGGTGGGCTTGTTATTGCAATGCTGACTGCCATCTATTCGTCAATGAGATTCATGGTGAAATCGATCATGCGAGAGCTGCAACCCAATGGTGGCAATTCTCTCAAGGATCAAGTGAGTAGAATTGAAAACCGCTTGGATCAACTACTGCTTGAAATAGCTTTAAAGAAGTAGCGACACGCCACAATTTACGCGTGATTGTTGAAAATGTCTGCTGTGCCTGTCACTCTGTATTTGGGAGCTGACACACGGCTCCCAGAAACGGGAGCAAAAAAATGACATCAAGTGAAATTGGATTGTTTATATTTATGTTAGTGGCCTGTGTTTTATGGGCCATTTGCAGTTATGCGGTTGGATACAAAGAAGGCCACAAAGACGGCTATCAGCGAGGCAAGGCCGTTGGCCGCCATGCATCAGGTCAGGCGGTGCGCTAATGGCGTTCATGGACTCATACGAAGGCAATAAAGAGCGGACTGACCGGTGGATTGCCACATATCCGCAAGGCCGGCTTGAAACGCACATTATTGAATTTAATGCCGAAAAAGGCTATGTGCTTGTTCAAGCTAAAGCATGGCGCAATCAGACAGAGATTGATCCTGCTGCCATTGATTATGCACATGGCTTTCTTGCAGCTTACAGCGAGAAAATGAGGCGTTGGATGGTTGAGGACACCTGCACATCAGCTTTAATGCGCGTGATGGCTTTGGTTATGGGTGGCACGGAAAAGGCCACACAGGAGGTTATGGCACAGGTGAATGGCAAATCACCAAAGGCAATGGATTATGACTATTGGGCCACCAAATTTGGGGATGTGCCAAGCTATCAGACCAGAGAAGAAGCCGAAGAAATCAAAGACACGGCTTGGGTAGCTGAGACTGTGCCGGGTTGCTCACATGGATCAATGCGATGGAATCAAAGCAAACCCGATGCACCAAAGCCTTGGGCCGGATACTTTTGCAGCGAGAAAATCAAAGAAAAGCAATGCAAACCTCAATGGTATGTATTGACTAGCGATGGCACTTTTAAGCCACAGGTGTGACCATGAGCGGCCCAATTGAGATAATTAATCCAAGAACTATGACCTGCACACTTATGGAAGATGGCGTAATTATTGGTGAATACAAAGTGGAGCAATGCGACAAATGTTCAAGGCTGGTCAAATTTGATGAATTTGGCTATCAAACAGGCTATGACCGCACCGAAAAAGTAATTTGGTTTTGTGGAGATTGCCGATGATAGATCGCATTGAGGAGGTGCAATGCATGATTGCAGCCATATCACATTGCCATGACAGATCAGCCGACCACAGCTCACGCATAGTCAAAAACCTGTCATGGTTTGAGTATGTGGCACAAATGGGCGAATCAATGCTGGCTGAGATGGTTGTGGCCAAGCGGCTTGGTTATGACTATGAACCTGGCATCACATGGGATAAATCTAAAGCCGATGTAGGCGAACACATTGAGGTCAAATGGTCAGCCAATCCCAATAGCAATTTGTGGATACAGGAGAGCGACCGCGAGGATCGTGACATTGCTGTGTTAGTCACAGGCAACGCACCAAAGATGCACATCGTAGGTTGGATGCCCGTAGCTGTGGCCAAGAAGCCGCGATACAAAAACACGAGCCAAAACAATTGGACTGTGCCACAGGTTAATCTGCAACCCATCGAGACATTGATTAGGAGCAATTATGCACATCCTGCAATTTGATTGCGCTATATGCAAGAAGCTTTACGGAAAACCTAAGCAACGCTTTGGTTTAAAAAAAGGTGCTGAATTAACAGAGCATGAATGGTTTGCTCAATGCATGGGATGTGGCACATTTGGCATCAAGATTGTGGATGATGCCCGGATTGCAGAGCTAAGCCAATGAGAAAGTTATCCACAGGTGTTATGCACAGGTGTGCGAAACCTGTTGGAATCGCCCAAGATTACGCTCGGTGTTTGACAGCATCATTACCATCTACACGAGGTAGCGAGCCGGTGAGCCGGATAGCTCGCAGCCGATGTTTGATGGTTTTGGCCGTGCTATGTGTAATTGGCATTACACCGGCTTATGCAACAAAAGATGTTAAACAAACTACATCAATTGATTCATTGAAGCTCTATGCACATTCACGGATCGTGAATTGGCGTGAGATGAAATGCTTTGATGTATTGATTACCAAGGAAAGCAATTGGCGAGTAGAAGCTATCAATCCCAATGGCAATCACTTTGGTTTAGGTCAAATGCGTAACACTAAGTATCGCAACCTTGATGGGTATCGCATGATTGACTGGACTTTGCGCTATATCAATCACAGATATTCTGGAAAGATTTGCGATGGTGCATTGGCACATTGGCGAAAGCATGGGTGGCATTAGTGTCGTATCACTCTCAAAGAGCAGCTAACAGCTCCAAATGGAAGCAAATCAGAAAGCGCATTATTGCTAGAGATCAAGGCATTTGTGCCTACTGTGGGGTAGAAAATGCCACGACTGTGGATCATG